GTTTATAATTGTTAATTATGTTTACACAGATATACAGAATGTTAAAAAGTCAGGAGTGGTTAAACACTGCTCCTGAAATTGAAATCCTAAAAGGTAAATACGAATATGTTTTAACTTTTAAAGAAGGATGGAAAAAAGGAAAAAGAAATTTTAAAACTAAATTATAATGGCAGATGTAAATAAAAAAGTCAATCTATCCATAGATACAAATGCTAAAGAGGTAGCTAATGACTTTAAAAGTTTAGGGCAAAGTACAGAACAAGCAGTAACCGCTACTAAGTCTTTAAAAGCACAGTTAAGAGAAGCTCAAGCAGATGTAGCAAGACTGTCAGAACTCTTTGGTGCAACCTCTGTAGAAGCTGTAAACGCTGCTAAAAAAGCTGCTGAATTAAAAGATGCAATTGGAGATGCTGCTGCTTTAACAGATGCCTTTAATCCAGACGCTAAATTTAAATCTTTATCAGGTTCATTAGTAGGGGTAGCTGGAGGATTCTCTGCTGTTCAAGGTGCAATGGCTGCATTTGGTGGAGAAAGCGAAGATGTAAATAAAGCTTTACTAAAGGTAAACTCTGCTATGGCATTTGCTTCAGGTTTACAAGCTGTTGGGGAAAGTGTTGAAAGCTTTAAGAACTTAGGTACGGTAATTAAAACTACTACTATATTCCAGAAAGCATCAACTGCTGCTCAATGGTTATGGAATACAGCTATGTCAGCTAACCCTATTGGTGCTATTATAGTTGCTGTAACTGCACTTATTGCTGGTGGTTATGCTTTAATTAAAATGTTTAATGACAGTTCTGAAGCTAATGAACAAGCTGCTGCTGCTACAAGAAAAAATGGTCAAGCATTAAAAGACCAAACTAAGTCTGCTGAAAAAGGGGAGAGTAGTTTAAAAAGCTATAACCAAAGTCAATATGATTTAGCAAAAGCTTCTGGAGCAAGTTCGGAACAGTTAAGAAAATTAGCTTTAAAACATAAAGATGAAGAAATAGCTTTATCTCAGAAAAATACTATGTTGGCTCGCTCTACTTTTTTAAGAGAGAGAGATACATTGGCTTCATTAAAAGCAGCGGGTGCTTCAGATGATGTAATTGCTGCACAAGAAAAGCTAACACAAGATACTTACAAAGAATTTAATAAACAAAGAGACGGCTACTACAAATCAAAAGATGAAAAAGTAGCTTTAATAAGACAGCAAAATGTAGAGATTGCTCAAGAAACTACTAATGCTAACAAGAAAGCTGTTGAAAGTAGAAATAAAAATATTGCTGCAAACAAAGCAGCTGATGATAAAAGTGCAGAGGAGTTAAGAAAAAGACTAGCAGACGAAAAGAAAATTCGTGAAGACCATTTAAAAGGTATTGATGATTTAGAAAAAGGATACAAAAAAACTCTTGAAGACTTAAATGTTAAATCTGCAAAAGAACAATTAGAACTAGAAGAAAGTAGAGCAAAGGAAGAATTAAAGTTAAAGAAAGAAGCCGCTCTTGAGAACATTGATAATGATGTTTATACAGGTAAAACTAAACTTGAAATAGCTAAAGAAAGGCATGCAAGAGAAGAAGCTATTAATAAAGAGGCAGAAGAAGCAAAAACAGCTTTAACAGACTTATATATTAAAAAGCAAGCCAACTTAACTGAGACTAGTAATAAGGAAGCAGAAGAAAAACTAAAAGACTTTTTAGAAGGTAAGAAAGCTAAAGAGTTAGAGTTTGGAGATGCAACTACTGCTCAAGCTATTCAAATAATTTTAGATAGAAAAATAAAAGAGCTTACTGAACAAGAGGCTGCTGATTTAGAAAAGGCAGCTAAGTTAGGTGCTACTGAAGAACAGTTAAAAACTATTAGAGATTTCTATTCTCAAAAGAAAGTAGAGACAGAGGATACAGCCGCTAAATCTACAGAAGAAATTGGTAAGAAAGAAAAGGAAGCTAAAGAAAAAAACATTCAAGCTGTATCTAATTTATTAGGTAATGCTGCTGAACTATTAGGTAAATCTACAGCAGCAGGAAAAGCAGCCGCTATAGCTCAAGCTACTATATCTACTTATCAATCTGCTGTACAATCTTATAACTCTCTTTCAGGTATCCCTATTGTAGGTCCTGCTTTAGGTGGTGTTGCAGCAGGTGTTGCAGTAGCTTCAGGTATTGCAAACGTTAAAAAAATATTAGAAGTTAAAACTCCAGGCGGAGGAGGAGGCGGAGGTTCAGTTCCTAGCGCACCTTCAGCAGCAGCTCAACCAAATGTAAGTTTTGTTGCATCGAGTGAAAACCAATTAGCTAATAGTATAAATAGAAATCAACAAGACCAGCCTCCTGTTAAAGCGTATGTAGTATCTCAAGAAGTAACTACAGCTCAATCTCTTGATAGAAATATTATTACTCAAACTACAATCGGATAGTAAAAACTGCCAGAAAAAAAAGTTTTTCGTTTTAATACTATAAGAGAGTTTTATGTGTGAATTTATACTGAGCGAAAAAGAACAAGAAGATATAATGGAAATAGCTTTCTCCTCTAATAATACTTTGGAGGAGGGCATTTTCTATAAATATGATGGAGCACCTTCAGCACAAAGAAAATTCTGTCAAACTCTTTTACGGTTAGATAAGCTATATACTAAAGATGAAATTAATCAGATGTCTTTCAGAAATGAAAACAAAGGATTCGGAAAAGGTAACGGTAAAAATCCTTACTCAATCTTTAAATATAGCGGAGGAAAAAACTGTAAACATTATTGGAGACAGATAGAAATAAGAATGGATGAAGACGGTTTACCAAGACAGTATGATAGAGGTATAGTAAGTGAGCTTATGAATAGTGATGTTACTTTAAGTCCATTACAATCTATAAAAAGCACAATTGCTAGAAACAGTTTAAAATAATTGATATGACAAAATTAGATATATGGGAATTAACTTTTGATGCTGAGGAAAATCCTTACGGTGTACACGGTGCTTCTTTAGTTGAGGCACCAGCTATAGAAATTGAAGCTGTGCATTTTTCAAAAGAAGAAGAATTCTCTCAAATCAAAATGGCATCGGAAGAACAGAGGGTAGTTTTAAGCCCACTATTAATTCCAAATAAAAAAATATACAGAGCTAGGATAGGTAAAGATGAAGAGCGAGGTTTCACTTTCGCAACTGAAAATACAATAGCTAAATTACAACAAAATTTCTTTAAACAAGATTTTCATCACAATTCAAGTTTAGAACACGAGACACCAATTGAAGATGTTTACATTTTTGAGAGCTGGATTATTCAGGACCCTCAAAAAGATAAATCCTCATTGTACGGGTATGACTTACCAAAAGGTACTTGGATGGTAGCTATGAAAATAGAGAATGAAGAAGTTTGGAATGACTACATTAAAACAGGTAAAGTAAAAGGACTGTCAATTGATGCTCTATTAAAACCTGTCAGAGTAACAAATAATAATGATAACAACGATAAAATACTTATGAAATTAGAAAAATTAACAATCGAACAAATTGTGAGCAATGCAATTAAACAAGTTGCAATGGCTTCTGAAATGAAAGAGTTTGTAATTTCTGATACGTTATCTGTTTATGGGGATTTATCTGTAGATTCAGTTTTAACTGATAAAGAGGGTAACGCACTTCCTAATTTGGAATTTGATTTCGAGGGAAGTAAATATAAAACAGATGATATGGGAGTAATTGTTTCTGTTGAACCTATTGAAGAAGAGGTACAAGAAGTAGAACAAGCAGCAGACCCAGCAGAATTAGAAACTAAATTAGCAGAAACAGAAGCAAAACTTGCTGAAAAAGAAGCTTTAGTATTAGAATTAGAAGCTAAAGTAGCTACACTTGAAGAGGAGAACGCAAAACTAAATGAAGAAGCAACTGTATCTAAACAAGAAGTAGTAGCAATGAAAGCTGAAACACCTGCTAATGATGGTATTCAAACTATCGAATTAGCAAAACAAACAGAAGTACCAAGTGGGACTTTAGGAGCCCTTAGAGATTTAATAAACAAAAACAAATAGTTAGAATCTTGGTAGTATATAGACATCTAAAAGCTAATAATGAGGTTTTTTATATTGGTCTTGGTTCACAACAAAGAGCTTATACTAAGTCTGGTAGAAATATATTTTGGAAAAGAGTTGTTAATAAAAACCCTGATTACAAAGTTGAAATATTAGCAAGAGATTTATCTTTAGAAGATGCTTGCGAATTAGAGCAGTTTCTTATTTCTATTTATGGTAGGAGAGATTTAGGTACAGGTACTTTAGTCAATCTTACAGACGGTGGTGAAGGAACTGTTGGAATGAATATGACAGACGAACATAAAAATAAACTGTCATTAGCTAAAAAAGGAAAAGTTTCTGCTTTTAAAGGAAAAAAACATTCTGATTCTTCAAAAGAAAAATTGAGTAAATCCTTACAAGGTAAGACAGCTTGGAATAAAGGTAAAAATTTATCTAAAGAAACTAAAGAAAAAATTTCTAAAACAAAACTTTCTGACACTAAAAAAGTAGCCTTAATAGATAAAGAAGAAAATATACTAAAAGTTTTTAACAGTTTAACTGAAGCATCTCGAGAATTAAAAATACATAAAAATTTAATATCTAAGGTTGCATCAGGAAAAAGAAAAACAACAAACAAATTAAAATTCAAATATTTATAACAATTAAAATAATTAAATTATGCCCACAACTCAAACCGTAAATAGCGTATTCAAAGGAGCATTAGCTGGAGACGTTTTTAAACAAGCTTTCAAAAAAGCTGACACAATTGAAAAAGGTGCAATCACTGTAATTCCTAATGTATTAGGTTCTGGTTTCTTACCTAAAATTACTTACTCAGGTACATTACAAGCAATGTCTTGTGGATTCAATCCAACAGGAACTGTTCAATACGATGAGAAAGAAGTAGCAACTAAAAGATTTAAATTAGAAGAAGAAATCTGTAAAGAGAAATTTGCTGCTACATTCGCTGCTCAAGCTGCTGGATTAGTATCTGCAAAAGCTGAAATTCCTTCTACTATTCAAGAGGCTATCTTGATGACTATGATTGACTCTTTAGCTCAAACTGTAGACTTAAACATTTGGCAAGGTAATAACTCTGCTAATCAAATGAACGGTTTACTTCCTCAATTCGTAGCTGATGCTGATGTAATTGATGGTACTATCGTTGCTGCTACAAAAGCTAACGTAGTTGCTCAAATCGAAGTAGCTTACGGATTAGTTCCAGACTCTATTATCAATGACCCAGATTTAATCTTTGCTGTTTCTAACAACGTAGGTAAAGCTTACAGACAAGCTCAAGCTTCTATGGGATTAAATACTACAGTAGGTGTTAAAGAATTAGATTACTTAGGATACCCAATGGTTGAATTAGGTGGTTTACCAAACAACACTATCTTAGCTTATAGAGTTAAAAACTTAGGTTTCTTAACAGGATTACAAAACGAATGGAATGAAGTAAATGTTAAAGATATGGATGAATCTGATTTATCTGGTAACATTAGAACTCAAGTTAAATTTACTGCTGGAGTTGGATATTCATTTGGTTCTGAAGTAGTTTACTGTAGAGTATAATCTAAATATAATATAATAGGAGAGGGTTAGTTCTCTCTCCTTTTTTTAACAATTTAAATATAAAAATATATGAGCTGTGTATCATTAACCAAAGGAAGAAAACTTCCGTGTAAAGGTGGTGTAGCGGGTGTAAAAGCCATCTCTTTTATTCCTTGGGTAGAAAATCAAATCGTTTCTACTACTGGTGAGTTAGCTACTATCCCTGCTGCAATAACAGACTTCTACAGATACCAAGTAAAAAATACTGGTAATACTTATTCGGAAGAAATATCTGCTGATGCAGAAGCAAGAACAGTTGTATACAATGGAACATTAAGTGTTGTATTACATAAGGCTGACTTAGCTACAAGAAATGAAATTAAAATGCTTGCTATGGGAGAAATAGTTTGTTTCATTGAAATGTATAATGGTGATGTATTAGTACAAGGTGCTGGTGCAGGAGCTAATGTTACAGGTGGAACTTCTATTGAAACAGGAGGAGCAAAAACAGATTTTACTGGAAGTAAATTAACTATTACATCTTCTGAAGAAGAGCCTTATTTGAAATTAAGTGCGGCTGCAAAAGCTACTTATATTTCTAATTGGGTAGAAGAATAATAAAAATTTATAATAAAATTATAAGGGTGCTATAACGGTACCCTTTTTTTATTTGCCAGAAAAAAAAGTTTTTCGTTTTATTAATATAAGATATATAATATGAAAATTTTAAATAGACTTCCTGTAGTAACAAGTTTGACTGTAGATACTACTATGATAACTGTGGATACTACAGAGATTACAGTAGATGCTACGTTGTTTATGGATGATGTAATTACAACTACTTTGACTTTAGTGCCTAGAGAACCTATAGAAACAAGCACAAACCTATACATTTATCTTAGAGATGAGTTATCTGATGAGGAACTGTTCTTAACTGTAGATAGTATTCAATATGTTGGAGATTACACTATATTAACTTTTAACTCTTTCTTGTTAAAGGATTCAACAGTTTATGAATTATCTGTTGTTTACGGGCAAGATTTAGACGTTAAAAATAATATAAGATATAAAGGTAAAGCGCTTGTAAGTACAAGTACAAAAACAGATATGCAAGACTATAAGGTTACTAAAAAATCAAGTGGAAAATTAAAATTATAATATGGAGACAGTAAATAAAAATAAAAATACAGGTGGTGGTATCTACAGCTTTGAGTTTAGCAGTTATGTAGCTCCTAAAATTGAGCCTGCAATAGGAACTAAATGGACATTAAATGGAGTTAATAACGAATTCTTCTATACTATAAAAGACTGTTACAACGGTTCTACTACAAATGCTTCTATTATAAATGCTTTTACAAATTATATTTTTGCAGATGGTATTATAGATGACAAAGGTGCTAATATAAGTAAATACGTTTCAAGAAAAGATTTAAAACTAATGGTTTTAGATTATAAAACTTACGGTTCTTTTTCTATGCAAGTTATTTGGAATAGAGCAGATAAAAATGAAGATAAAAAACCTGTAAGAATTAAACATATTTCCCCTTTAAAAGTAGGTTTGAATATAAACGATAGAAATATTGTAGACGGTTACTGGTATTCATTTGATTGGAGAGACCAGTCTAAATATAAGCCAGTTTACTTTCCTAAATTTGATGGGCAATATAAGGTAAATGAAGAAGGAGTTGGATATGATGTAGAATTATTAGTTGTAAACAGAACTTCTACTGAGCCTTTCTTTCCAAATCCTGATTATATTCCAGCTTTACAGTACGCTCAAATGGAAATGGAGTTGGCTAACTCTGGGATAAATCATATTAAGAACGGATTTTCAGCTACAAAAGTAGTTAATGTTCCATTCAAACCTGAGACAGAAGAGTTAGAAGAGGAGTATGCAGAAGATATTAAAAGAAATACTACTGGTAGTTCTAATACTAACTCTGTTATCATAGCTTTTAATGAAAATCCTGAGTATAAAGTAACTGTTGACCCTATTGAAGTTACAGAATTGAATGCTCAATATCAGCATTTTGAAGAAATTGCAGAACAAAAAATTGTTGTAGGACATTCTGCTCCTCCTGTTTTATTTAGTGGAACAAGAGAAGGTGGTGGTTTAGGTAATAATTCTGAAGAAATTAAAAC